TCCCTGCCATTAAAGCGCTCCGCCTGTAGCGCCGGCAGGGAGGGCGCTATTTTTTTTGTCTTGGCCGCGCCAGTTTTATTGTTGCCCCGTCTTCGTCGCCATCGTCGACGACCATCCAATGCCGGCCGCCCATGTGTTGGATCGTCGTAGGCTTCGGTTCATCCCAGATGCACGTTATTTTATCATCCGCGAGCCGACGACCTTGGCGCACCCAGATGCGATGCGCTCGCCAAAACGGTGATCGCGCGCTTGGCCAAGGATTTGCGCAGAGTTCGCCTAGCTTAGTGACGAGGGATGGACCGAAGCGATCGGAATCCTCGAACCGGTATGGGGTATCGCGAACCGGTATGGGGTATCGTCGGCGATAATGACAAAGGGACCGGCGCCCCACGCGTCGATGCAAATCCCGTTACCGATTGTGGCGATGTGGCCAAACTCGTTCATTCGTCACCCGTATTTGGCACAGTGGCGCGTTCCCGGCCGGCATCGAGGATTGCCTTCGAGATCCATCCCAATGCGATCGCCTCACGCCGTTGTTCGCCTGTCAGGCTCAAGTAGTGTTCGGCGCAGTCGTAGGTGCGGCAGACGGCGGGGTGATGGCCATGAATTGTGCAGCCGTCGGGCCCGAGATAGATGCAATCGCCGTTCGGCTGCATCGCGAGCGCGACATGGCCGTTGATGATCTGGGTGTGGTAGCTGGCGACGTCGTCACCGTGCTCGGGCAAGAGCGGGATGATGCTTTTCCGGCAGCAGAGCCGGCAGGTTCCGCAGGCAACGGTTGCGTTGCGGCTGGGGATGAAGGCCTCGAGGGTCATACGTTGTTCCCTGCTGCTGCTTTTGCGATCAGAGCGTCGATGCACGGGCACTCATGGCTGAGTTTTCCGCAGGCGTCGCAGGGCTTGCAGCGAAGGCGAAGAACGCGTGAAAGTTCCGGCCGGCGATAGTGCAACAGCCAGTCCGGCCAACGACTGAATTTGCCGCTTTCATCGATCGCCATCACCTTGCAGCGTGGCAGTTCCGACGTTTGGAACGTTGCGTCGAACTCAGCGAGCAGGTCGGCCATCTTCGACTGCCATGCGTCGGGCATTTCGTGCATGAGAATGCGGGGCAAGGTGCAGAACGATGCGTAGCTGAGGCCGAACCAACCCCAGAGTTTGTCGTAACCAGCCCCACGCGATTCATGCATCCGCTTTCTCCGTATGCTTTGCTTGACCGCAGTCCAATTCTTTGAGCGATTGAGCATGCTGCTCGGCGCTCCATGGCCAAATCCGAGGGACGGCCCACACATTGGGCTCGTTTTCATCATCATGGCCACGCCGGCAAATCTGCTCGTTTATCTTGCCCGCCATTTCTCTGGCGTGCGTAAGCGACTTGGCTGCATGCCAATCATCAGGCCCAACGACCTCAATGCACCACAGTGTTTTTGAATCCTCAGACATCAGCTTTCTCCTTTGCTTCTTCCTCGACCATGACGTCGGCAACTACAAATCATGGAGATAGATCCCAATAACGTCTGCCAACTCGCGTTTAATCTCGGCTTTGACTTCTTTTTTCCAACGCTTCTCGGTGTTCTTCACATGCTCAGCGATCGGCAACTTCGGTTCTTGGCCGGAACGTATCGCGAGCAGCCGATTGAGTTCGGCAAAAAGCGCATCGATGCGTTCGTTGTGAACGTCGCAAGTCTCTTCCCATGCGTCTGCCCCCCCACGGAACAAGCGCTTCTCTGCGACCGTCACCGCCTGATACAGCGATAGAATATGGTCAAGTTCGTCCCTCACGGCGTCCCCACTTGCTCCTTACGCAGGTTCTGGCCGCAGCACGGGCACACGTCTTTCAAGCGGACTGAGTTCCATTCACCGGAGCGCTTTTCGAGAAAGCCTTTGTCGACGAGCGTGCTCAGCATCTTGTGCATCGATCCGACAGATTTGGTCATCGTCAGATCGCAAAGCTCTGCAAGTGTCGGTGCGTGGCCATGATTCCTGACGTAGGCGCGAAGTATGCGGAGCACGCTCGATTGTTTTTCGGTCAGAGCTTTAAGCTCATCGATGCGGTCGCGGACGGTCCGTGAATGCAGGTGGTAGTGCACAACTGATGGCGACGAGATTTCCAACGCTTGCTGGATGTCCCTGATCGTAGCGTCGGGGTTAGCTTTTGCGTAGCGTCGAACGCGATCCCGCGTCTTCATCCCGCTTTCTCCGTATGCTTTGCTTCTTCCTTGATCCGGCGTCTCAAATACGCATCAGCGGGTTTCCACCGCTCTGCAATCGCTGATGCCGTCTCCGCGTCCTTCGCCTCGAACTTGACACAGGTCGCGTCGCCAGATGATGGACCACGGCTAATTCCCTGAACATTGTGCTCCCTCGGGCAGTCTCGCGACTTCATCCAGAAGAAGCATTCGCCACAGCGCGGGAGAGCGGACGCAAGAGCATCGGAAATCGCCCACCTGATTTCGTCAGACATCGGCTTTCTCCTTTGCCTCTTCCTGGGCAATCAGGGCACCCACGATGGCGTAGAGAAATGTCAGACAGTCGTTGGCGGGCGCGAACACTATCGACGGTCCTGCACCGTTGTCTGGGTGCCATATACGAAGGGACCCACAACGATCGCGTTCCCATTTGCACCCCGGCAGCACCGCTTCGAGCAGCGCCACACACGAGCCAAGGCCGTCTGGATCGAGAGTGTAGCGTGGCGGCTCGGATCGCTGGTAGAACTGCGTCTGGTCCGGCGTGCGGTAGTAGGGCTTCTGGTCGCCCTTCATTTTCACAAACGTCCAGCCGAGCAGCGTCTGGGCTATTGCACCATCAAGCGCTCTGTCAGCCCCCTTAGCCTCACGTATGCGCTTCTGTAGGGAGCGGAGGGATTCAAAGTCCATTGGTTTTGTCTCCCACGGCGCGCCAGCGCTCAACACGCACCCACGCAATCGCAAACGCGACGCCGATAACGGCGATTGCCCAGGCGTAATTGCCTGCCTGATCAAAATTGCAAACCTCGGTCACTCCCCACCCCCACGTTCAGATGCTTCAAGAGTGGTGCGGGCGTGTCGAACGCCGTCTTTCAGCATTTCAGCGACGCCCTTATCGGCTATCTGGTTTGTCGTCACGGCACCCCACGCGTTGCGCATTGTTTGCTGCGCATCCTTCAGCGCCTTTTCAAGCTCTGCTATACGGGCGGTGAGGCGGGCATTCTCAGCCTTGTAATCTGCAATCGCATCTTGAGGCCGCTCGGCTTCGTAGATCTCACGAGTTGATGCGTCGTCCATTATGTCTTGCTCTCCGAAAGAAGGGCGGTCAGGTTATTGAGAATCATCGAGCATGCGATGCGCTCATTCATTGAGCTTAGGGGCTGCCCCGTGGCGTACTCTGGGGAGAGAAACCCCTCGCGCATTGCGATAACAACAGCCGCGCATTCCTCTATCGCCTTACGCCTCGCCTCATCGGCGGCTTCGTTTGCGCGCTTAATATTAGTCTCAGCCACGCCAGTTGCGTAATGCGCACGTTCTTTCGCCTCATCGAGTTGAGCGCGAAGGGACGCGATCTCGGCGTCCTTGCCGGGCAGTCGGGCAATCTCGCCGCCTGATGTTGGATCGAATGCAATTTCAATCCCACACTTGCGCCAGCTCGCATAACCTGCCCGAACCGCATCCGCTGCGGCTTCTGCCCATGTGTTTCGGATCGGTGAGTTTCCCGCCCGACCGTCGACGCGAAATTGAAAGCATGTCTCGCTCACTTCACCGCTCCATTAGTAGAGGGGGCTCCGTCGCCGATGTCCTCGCAACTAATACCTTCGCCATTGCACTCGCAGCACGTAAACCCTTCGGCGTCTTCGCCAACGCCACTACAATCGATGCAGGTGTCCCAAACGCAGATCGTAGAGGGCTGAAACTTGCTGCGCGCCAGTTCGATAGCATCATCTACGGATGCCCCGTCCTCGGTTGTCGCGAACGCGTCTGGCGGTGTGCCTTCCGGTACTTCGCTCCAATCGGCAGCGTAGTAGACGTTGATGTGCCAGAAATTCCGGTCATCACGCTCTATTGAGCATAGGGGTCTATCGCTCATCCCCGCCCCTTTTCTGTAGAGGGGGCGCGCAATTCAGCGTTGGTCATTCGGCAGCCTCAAGGTCTTGCTCTGCGATGTGGCAAAGGAAGTCGCAGGCGGGCTGAATGGGATCGGCGGTGGGCCAATCGTCCGGTATCTCGTCAATGAAGATGCGTTCGCCGTTGATGCGCGTGAGACGAACGCCAAGTTCGCGCGAGAGTTTTGCCATGCGCCAAAATGCGGACGGAAACACCTTCCGAACGAGCGCCCAATAATCCGGAGATGTGGCCTTAACGCAGGGGATGCAATTATTATTGCCGAACCCAAGTCTGTACATAATCGGAAGCCTAATCCCGGCACCTTGAACCAATGCAAGGCACGCCGCTTTATCCAGCCCCCTCTCGATGAGCGGCGTCTTGATCGTCAACTCAAAATAGTTGTGTCGTAGCCGGTCGGCCCGCTTGCTGTCAGCGCCGTCCGCTGTGTACCCAAAGACATGCTCGTCGGTTAGCTGCTGCCATGCGAGGCGCGGCATAACCTTGAGTTCGACCGTGCAGGGCGCGCCGTCGTTGCCAGCGAGATAGCGGCGCTTCTCAAAAACATCCCACGTATCGACGTAGCGGTCTGATTTCAGGCGTTCGACCGGCTTCCCGAACCAGCGTTCGCAATCGGCAATAAACCGCTCGTTGTCGGGATGCTCCGAGCCCGTCTCGCAATAGGCGACAACGGCATCTGGATTGCTGGCGAGCGTCAGCTTCGTCGCTACGGCCGATGCCGCGCCCGCGCTAAACCAGCACACGGTCCTGCGATCTTTCATCCCCGCCCCTTTTCTGTAGAGGGCGCTTCATCAGCGTTGGCGATTTCAAGAAGAACGTCGGCGTGGCACGGCTCTCCGAGCTTGCACCAGCAGGCGAGGTTCTTGCCGCGAAGTTCGGCTCGGATCGTCTTGCGGTTCTTGTGTTCTGGACCAAAGCCGCCTTGGCAAACTAGATTGCCGATACCCCACGGCGCGTCCGGGTCCCAATCGACACTGTTGCGAAATGCCTGCACGCAATCTGCGGCGGTCCTGCATGTGCGCCAACCTTTTGGTTGCACTTCGCCGTTACCGTTGATGTCTCCGCCAGGAGCGTCGTCATCGCTCATGTTGGCGCCAATGCGCCAAGGGTTGCCCCACCTCGTCGAGCGATCGACTTTCACGGTGTTGGGCGGCATCTTCCAGCCCTTGGTGCGCTTCAATTGGATGCGTTGAGGTTTCGTCATCCCCGCACCTTTGCATCTGTAGAGGGGGCGCTTAGAGCAGCGCGGTTGTCGTCCATGAGCGAGGTGGCGCATCCGATCTCTATCTGTCGGATTACATCGTCGAGGACGCTGGCCAGCGTTGCTTGCTCTTGCCCGGCCATTCCGCCGATCTTCTTTGCCAAAGCGTGCGATACCAATGACAGCTTCTTGAGGGCGATTAGGTCGATGCCTTGCACCTCGATCTCGACCTTCACGGTGTCGACAAGCCCGAGTTTGCTCATGTCACAGCACCTCATCAGTGCTGAGCTTCCACGCTTCGCTTGCAGGCTGTTCGACGTCAATATTGTCCGCATCCCACGCGTCGCCAGCAATTCGAATGGGACGGCCTGGGTCCTTCCCCCATGAAGGATTCCAGTTGAGGCGGATACTGTTGGCGGTTCTGGTGTCGCCGCCTTGTTCAACAAACCGCGCTAACATTTCGCGCATCTGAGCAGCGCCGAGGGCAAAGAATTCTTCCATGCGATCTTCGGTAAAGCCGCGTCCGTCGTCTTGGTCGCCGTCGCCCCATGCTTCGTAGCTCATCTATTTGCCCTCTCCGGATTTATCGCTTGCAGGCTGAGAGGAAGTATCGGGTTTCAAGCTGACAGCGTCGCGCTCGGCGTCGTTCGAGAAATTCAACTCAGCATCACGGCGCGCAGCAAGTGCTTCATCAATTGCCTGGTTCAATGATTCCGCACACGTCGCTGGTTGGCGAAGATCGCAATGGAAACCGCCGTCGAATAACTTATCCTCCAACAGATGTGCATCGCGGCCAGCACTATCGGGGCCAATGGAAGCATGCGTCCATGGTCGGTTGATTGGCCCGATCGAAGCATCCGCCGAGACGTGGCAAGAGCCGACGCTCCACCACCAACCAGGAAGTTCTTTCTCCAGGCGTTGGATTGCATCTAGGAGCGCCATTAAGTTTTCTGAGCCTTCAGGCTGCCATCCCTCTGCCCCGTTGACGTTCTCGAACAGAGCAGGTGCACCGGCGTCAGCTTGATAGTCATCACTTGCAGGCTGAGCGGGCAACGGCGAGTTCTTCGGCTTCGACGCCTGCTTGGCGCGTATCGCGTCGATCTTTCCCCAGACGCGCTCAAGTTCGACATCGCCGAGGCTGTGCATGTCGAAGCCGTTGGCGAGGCAGAGCGCTGCGAGCGTTACCATCACGCCGCCGACTTCCTGCTTCGGCTCGCCAACTGGTCGGTCATAGACGTAATCGACGAGGGCGACCGCCTCCGCCTTCGAGCAGCCGAGGGATTGCACGAGTTCGAGAGCTTCTTCGAGGAAGCGGTGATTGCGCTCTACCGTATCGGCCGCAATTTCTGGGCCGAAGCATTCCTGCATCCAGGGCTTGACGTGATCTTGGAATGTCCACGGCTTGATGTCGCTTGCAGGCTGAGGCAAGCCTTCGAGCATGTGGCGCACCATTGCCGTCGCTTGCTCGGCGCTGAATAGGTTCGTTCCGGATGGCGAGCGCCGAAACTCGTAAGGCGTCCCTTTGCTAGCGACGGGGTCAAAGCTGATGCCGTCGTCCGGATTGAAATGCTCCGGAAGCTTCCACATCAGAAAGCGGTCAACCATGTGCTTGATCTGAGCTTCGGTCATTGCGGCTTCCTTCGGGGTTGCAGGCTGAGGCACGCCTTTAAGAGCGGCATGGGCTTTGTCGCGGAACAGACAAACGATAGCATCGAGCAGCACATCGAGCCCGCGCGGGTCGGCCAGGACTTCAGGTGCATCGGCCAGAGCTTGCGTGCAAATATCGGCGAGATCGTTGCGCAGATCGTCGTCTTCGATGGCCGCAGTAGCCTTCCGCAATCTCTCGGCATCATCTGATGTCTGCCGGTCGTTTACAGGGAGGGTGGAGAGAGCGGCATTAGATGTATCTCGCGCCATTACGCGAAACTGCCAGTGATCCGGTTCTTGCGATTGGCCGCAGTTTGCGATCTTAGAAAGCGCCTCTCTCATTGGCTCATAGGCGTTGCAGGCGGTGACGATGCGCGTCGTGAGCGCTTCTGAATTGTCGGCCCAATGATTGATCTGGGCGACGCAAAAACTACTGCCGGGTCCACGGTGCCTCATCTGGAGTTGCCAGCGCCCGTCGCGCTTCTCAGCCCAGAAATCGCCCCCAGTTCTAATATCTGTCGGCATTTCTTCGGATTGGCTCGCCATGCCGCGACCTTTCAAAGAGTTCATCCGCGATTGATCCAGTTGAGCCACGCGCGCACGTTCACAGCATCCAACGATGATCCCCGGAGCCGTTCAGCGTTGAGCGCGTTCACCCAGAATTCGGAAAGCGTCATGCCGTTCGCCGGCGGCGGCTCCGGCACCGAATACGGAAAGACGATTGCTTCGATTTGCGATGGTCCGCGCCGCGGCGTCGTCGTTTCGTCGGAGGTCATGCGATTAGTCCTTCCATGGGTCCGCCTCCTCCGGGCTCGCCATGACGACGACGAACGGACGTAAGCGATGGAGAACGCGAACTGAGGATGCGTGGTGCGCCAGCACGTCGTCGAGACGGCGGTACGCCATTGGGCTTTCATCGAGATCGGCGCCGATCAACGTCACGCCGCGCCCGTTCAACCACTCATCCATCTGAAGCCGCACGAACCGCCGCTTGGCTTCCTTGCGGCCGAAGAGCCGGCCGGCGCCATGCACGGTCGAATACAGCGATGCTTTTGCATCTTCGCTGTCGACGCCCTCCAGGATCACGCAATCATCACCCATGGACCCACCGACGAAGCCCTTCTGGCCGGGAAAAGCGGGTGTCGCGCCCTTGCGCACAACCCAGAGATCGCGATCACCATGACGTTCGCGCCAAGCGTAGTTGTGATGGTTGTGGACGGATTCAAGAAGATTTCCGCCGATGATTTTGCGGACGCGATCTACAACCCATTCCCGGCCCGCATAGGCATAGCGACCAGCCAGTTCCATCGCCGCGATATAGCGAGCGCCGAGTTCGGAATCCTCATCTACGATCGCGGGCGGGACATTGAGACCGTCTTTGCCGCCCGCCGCCTTCAAGTATCGCGTGGCGCTCGTATGCCCGAGTCCCCGCGATCCGAAGTGCACTCCAATCCAGACGTTGTCGTCGCCATCGCGCAGAAGATCCACATAGTGGTTGCCGGAGCCGACAGTCCCGAGCTGGCCGACCGCCTTTGGTCGGTAGGTCTCCATGTCGGACATTTTCCAGGCGTCGCCATCGTCGAACAGTTCATGCTCGACATGCTCGGCATTACGTCGCCCGATTCCGAATGAGATGATGCGATGGATATCAGCCGCGATCTCGGGGACGCGCGTCGCGATGTCCGAAAACTTCGTGTCGAGACGGGCTGCCATGTTTCCGCATCCGATATCGAAGCCGACACCGGAAATCGAAATCTGCTTTTCATATGCGATGACGCCGCCGACCGGTTGTGCGTAGCCGAGATGGCCATCTGCGCAGATGACGCCGGCGACGGCATTGCCAACGCTCATGCAATTCTTCATCTGTTGAACGGTCGCGTCATCGTGCGAGCCGATTACCTTGATCGGACTATTTTGATATTGCGGCTGCTGCGGGCGGAGATTGGCGATCGACTTCGCGGCTTCAGTCGCTTCGATCGCGAGATGCTCATCTCGTGCGGCTTGTCTGAACTGGCACCAAGCCGGCCACGGCTTAATTCCAGGTCCGCGATCGACTTTGGCGTCTGGATCGGGATGACCGGCTGCTATGGCGAGTTCGCGCGCCCGGTTTTTGTAGGGATCAGATCGTTCCATTATTCGTTCCTTCAATGCACGGGGCGCTCGTCGAATTCGCATTCTTGACCCCACGCAATCTCGCCACGGAGATTGACGAGAAATCCGGCCGCGAGTTCGCGGCGGGAAATCTCTAACGCTTCGTCGACAGGCCGCAGAAAGCGCGCGACGTGATCCTGGCTTTCTTCGCCGCCCCAGATGTCGATGACGATCATGCGGCCTCCGAAAACAGATCATCGCTCGCGCGGACGCCTTCGGGCGTGATGTGCGCTAGTTCGCGGGCGCGCAAATAAAGGATGTAACGATCCCGCGTTGACCGCTTGAGGTTGGCTTCTTGTTCGATGCGGTCGCGGGAAACCGACCGAGGATAGGCGTCGCAAAGCACGGCTAAAATGCGGGCTTCGCCGTCGGGCAGTTCCGCGATCATTTTCGCGCGCAACGCCGCGCCCGTTGGTAGCGGCTGGTAGTCACTGCCAAGGGCAATCCTTCCGGCCGACAGCGCGACGATGCGATCCGCAACGGTGTCCACCAATCCCTTTTGCTTGAGATAGAGGATGTAACGGTCGCGCGTCGATCGCTTGAGATTCGTTAGAACGGTGATTTGCGATCGCGTTGCGCCGTTCGCATACTGGGCGCACACGGTGAGAACGGCACGCTCGCCGACCGGAAGCCGTACGTCGCCGGAAGTCGAGGCCAGCGGCGCGGGAGCGGCCGCAGGCGCGCTTTTGGGCGCTGGGCGAGCTGGAAGCGCCGCGAGGCTCGGTTCATTGGGCTGCATCGAGCTCAGCGCCGCTTTCGCCTCGCGAACCGCATCTTGATAGCCTTCCGTTCGGCCGACACGCTTGCCTTGCTCGAAACCTTCGGCGCGGGCGCGGTCTTCGGCGACGCGCACGGCGGCAGGATCCGGCGAAGCAGCGGGGGCACCGGCCGGGCTCGGCGCTTTGCCCTTGGCGGGCTTGCCACGTTCAGCCTCGATCGAGGCAAGGCGCGCGGTGAGGGCGCCGAGATCGATCGGTTTGAGCGCGGCGGTGCGCTTGGTCTGGCCGCGCTTCGGTGTTTGCGAACTGTCGAAGGTTTTCTTCTCGGGGAAGGTAGCCTCCTCGAGGACGGGCAATCCCGGAAGCCAGATCACGCCTTCGCCGCGCTTGAGACGCGGCAGGCGGGACAGCATCTGCTTTTCATCCTTGCGGTCCGCCTGGCCTTCGATCCACGCCTGCAGGGCGCTCCGGTCCTGGGACGATGTGAGCTTCATGGCGATGAGGCCATCGGCTTGGCTCAGGATGTCTTTGGAGAGCACGGCCGGCCGTTGCGTGATCAGCCACGGGATGAACCCCTTGACCCGCCCGCGGCGGACGATGTTCTCCATCAGGCTTTGCAACTGCGGTTCGAACGCACGCTGCGGAGCCCACAAATCCGCTTCGTCGAAAATCAGATGGAACGGTTCGCCCGTCGCCTTGCGATAGAGCGCTTCCAGAAATGCCAGCATGAACCGGCGCTCAGCCGACTTCGAGCCGAGCGTCGAGAGTGAGACGATACAACTCTCTGACATCGAAGCGACGGCTTCGCCGATAACGCTGCCCGCGTGCTCGGTGATCGGAATATCCGCGTGCGCGCCGCCGAAGATGATGACGGGGAAGGCTTGACGCACGCCGTCAGCTTTGACGCGCAGGCCGTACCAGACGTCGAGAGGATCGACGACGACAACCTTCGCGCCGGTTGTCAGGATCCTCTCGACGGCTGTCCCAGCGGCGTAGGTCTTGCCCGAGCCCGAAGTCCCGACGAAGGCCAGCCGGTCGTCAAGCGCGCTCTCCGGAATCGGATGAGCCATAGTGTTCTCCAATCATCATGCTGCCTCTACGCTGTCGGTTACAGGATCGTCGTTGTTCGCGTCGGATTTGATCGCGGACAGGAAATAGGTTTCCCAAGCGTCCATCAGGGATCGACGGCGCTCGAGCGCATCGCCGCGCCGGTATGCACGTTTCGTCTTGTCGGCAATGACATGGGCAAGCGCTAAGTCGGCGAGTTCCGGCGCGAATTCGGTCGCGTCTTCGACCCAATCTTGAAAGGTCGACCGGAACCCGTGAACAGTGGCTTCGACATCGAAGCCTTTGAGACACTCCGCCATAGCGTGAAGCGACAGTGGCTTTCGCTGCGATGGTCCGGGAAACAGCCAATCGCTGCCGATCTTCTCCATCTCGTTGACAATCGCGATGCAGCGTTCGGTCAGTGGAACACGGTGTTCGCGGTCGCGCTTCATGCGCTCTTTCGGAATAACCCAGACACGCCCCTTCTTGTCGATCTCGGAGAGAGGGGCTTGTGCCGATTCATTGGTTCGCGTCGCGGTGAGAATGGTGAACTCGAGTGCGAGCGCCGAGACGCTCGTGAGTTGTCGCAGCCGCGCCGCAAAATCTGGAAGGTCGGACCAGGGAAGCGCTGCATGGTGGCCGCGCACGAGTTTTTTGACCGGCGGGAGCAACTGATCCAGATGACCACGCCAGCGCGCCGGATTTTCGCCGGAGCGTAGGCGCCGGGTTTTGGCCGCGTCGAGCACGCGCTCGATGCGGCCGCGGATGCGCGCCGCGGTTTCGGGTTTCTCCGACCAGATCGGATTTAGGACGCCGAGCACGTCCTCGGTCGTTACCTGATTGATCTGCTGACGACGGAGCGACCGGCAGTAGGCGTCACCGACCGTCATCCGCCACTGTTGCCGGTGCTTGGAGTTCTTGAAGCCTTTCTCGATCGATCCGATCAGATCGTCGGCGAATTCTCCGAATGTCGGAATGCCGCTTGTCCGAACGAGTTCTTCGCGCGGGTCGCCCCGTTTCGCGAGTTGGTTGCGGCAGCGGCCGGCGATCTCACGCGCTTCAGCCAGCGAAACGTCGCGCGCCGGCCCGATGCTGAGCGTCACCTCGCGGTTGTCGCCACGACCGCCACGTTTGTAGCGAAAAACCCAAAGTCGCTCTGGCGTGTCCCCGCGCAGGCGAACCAAAAGATAGAGCCCCCCACCATCTGCATACCTTCCTGCCTTTGAAGTTGCAGAGACAGCCCGTGCATTCAGCAGGTTGAGACTGCGCGCCATCGTTCCCTCGACTGAGTTCTTCCGGTTCCCACACCGGTTCCCACACTGATCTGCGCTCGGCAGGGACGCCGAGTGACCCGTGTGGACGAACTGAGGGCTTATTTGTTTGGGTTTCAAGAGTATTTTCCACTGTATCAGACGTACAGTGAATTACTTCTGGCGGAAGGGGTGTCCGCCTTGATAATTCACTTATGTTTCGGAAATAGCTTACGTTTTTTTGTCCTAAGTTTTTTCGGTTCCCCCACCGGCTCCCCCACAACAGCGAGCGTGGGCACTCCGACGATGCGCGTAATCTCATGCATTGGGATGTGGGTTCGGCCGCGCGTTTTGTTCATCGTGATCTGCCCATCGGCTTTCATACGATAAAGCGTCTGCTTGCACACGCCGATAAGGCGGCAGGCTTCTTCCACCGAGACCTGCATTGGCTGCATATCTCCCATTGGATTACCCTTTGCTGTCGCTGCAACTATTGTCGAGTTCGATTCCGCGTCCGAAATTCGAACAGGCGTGACGTCTGTCGTGATGTTCGCCATCCAGCGCGCATGCGATTTCTGGCTCGGGCACGCCCTTGGCGTCCAAGATCAAGAAGGCGTGGTCACAGGATTTGCAGGCAGGCTTCATCGCTTGACCCCAAGCCGCGAGACTTTTCGAGCCTTGCGCTGAGCCTTGCGTTTCTCTTTACGCTTGTCGGACTTCGGCTCGAGAACGGAATCTGGCTCGTCACGATGGTGGATCGGTGCGAATGCGCCGCCCGCGAGCAGAGCGGCTGCAGCAGCAGCGACGAACTGGCGTTTCATGGCGCTCATAATGCTCCCTCGATTGCCTGTTTGCGCGTTGCGTCCGCCAGCCGGAACACGATGCCCCGGCAAAATTCGTCTTCATCTTCCTTGATCAGAAACGTCGCGTGCGGAATGTCTGTCTGATAGGCCCAAGACACGTTGTCATTATCTGGGGCCCAGATCGCTTCAATCGTGCGCGCCGTTTCGCGCGACTCCTCGAAATAAGGGCAATCATCTTGCCCGCATTTATTCTGCAAAAGGCCCTTGTCATCGAGATAGGCCGTCGTGCCGTTCCAGGCTCCGAGCTCATCGGAGATCGCACCGCGAAACTCCATGAGATCATCGCTCGCGCCGAACGCGGCAACGAGAAACGTCGGCGCGATCTTGTTTGCCGCGACCCACGCCTTAACGGCTTCGCGGTAAATCCCTGAAAGATTATTGCCTTCTAGGATCTCGACGAGCTGCGCATCACCGTCGAAAGCATATTTATCGTGCAGTTTAACGGCCCATTTGAAGCCGTCGATAAAGAGACTGAACGGCATCGTCTCGGCCAGCATTTCTACCAGCTCATCGCTGACGTCTTCTTCGAGCCAGTCCGCCACGTCTTTCGCAATCGATTGCACGGCCTTTGTGCGAATATCCGCGTCGAATAGCGTCGGACGCAGCGGCGGGTTGGGCTGCACGGCATAATCGAGCGGAAGTGCGGTTTCTAAGTTCATGCCACCCTCACTTGGGCATCTAGGACGACGCCCGCTTCCATGAAAATCTGCCTGGCTTCCGCGATCTCCAATGCCCAGCGGTCCGGGTAATCCGACGCTGATGA